GTCCTGCGAGCCACTGGATTTGGATGCCGCCGAGCCTCTGCCCTGAGTCGGCTAGAGCTCGGTAGCCGAGAGGAGCGCGGGCGTTCGTTGCTAGCGCCATGCCCTGCGGGAAGGTGAAGACGAGAGCCTGCTGCGCATCCTGCCCTGTGGTTGTGCCGCCACCAGGGACGCCGGCTTGCTCTCCGGTCGCCTGATTGCCTCCCGACGTTCCACCGCCGCGGTCGATAGGTACCCAGTGGTCCAGTTGCCGGTCGACATACACGGCGGGTACGTTCCGCTCGTTCGCATGGCCGCTCGGCCCAATCGCGACCATGTCCCAGGTCTCGCCGTCTGCAGCGGAGGAGCGGCCAGGATCCTCCAACACTCCCTGCCAGCAGACGCGACCGTGCCGCGTGTCTGAGATGGCGACGTCGGTGAGCATCTCGCGATCTGGCCGGCTGCGAGCAATGGAGTCGTGGAGTTGGAAGCCAGCAGATGCATACCCTCCAGGGATGGTTTTGCGGAACGACAGGTCGGAGAGCTGCCGCGTAATGAGTTTCGAACCGAGCCGTACCTGCAGAGGGACGCTGCTCATACCCCAACCCCTCTCAGCAGCAGGTAGCGAGGGTAGTAGAAGAAGTCGGCTAGCGTCGTTCGGGTCTTGTCGTCTTTCGCTGCGACCTGCTGGAACAGCGGCAGGATGTAGAGCATGTTGCTCAGCCCAGGCCAGACCTGTGGCAGCCCTCCGGCGATCTCCGGTCCCTTGCTCGTCGGCGTCAGGTTGCCGTTCATGCTGGCAATCATGCGTGCGCTGTCCGAGTCGGTGTCGACTACCAGCCCGTCGGTGGAGCCGAGCGAGTCGTCGGGCATCTTGATGAAGGCCGTGCGAGCCGGCTGCGAGTCGATGGTTTCGATGGGTAGCGCGACGAAGCAGTCGACGTCCAAGGAACCGGTGCCTGAGGTGCGTGCTGCAGAGAACAGGAAGTTGAGCGCGAGGTCCCGCGGCAGATAGTCGCGCTCCTGCTCAGGGACAGAGCCGAACGCAGGGTTCTCGATGATGCCGAGATCGACCCAATCCCACCCGATAGGGTTGACGGCCGTGTAGGCGACCTGCGGCCCAATAGCTGCGAGGGCAGTGGTGCCTGTCTTGAGCTGCATTGTGAACGCGTTGCCTGCCGTGTTGCCGCGGATGCGCGCCAGGATGCGGTAGGAGCCTCGCGGGATCGGGTTCGTCGTAATCTGAATGCGGTAGGCGTCCGTCGCGAAGGTCGCAAACGAGATGCGCCAGTGGTTAGAGTTCGTCGCCGTCGCGTCTGCCGTCACCTGCGTGGTGTCGTTGGCGATGGAGGTCTGCTGTCCGAACTCAGCGAGCAGGTTGCCGGCAAGATAGGTGGCTGCGAAGCTCCAGAGGAGAGCGGTGCCGTTGAAGATGCGGGCTGCTGCTCCGCTCGCCTGCTGCTTGAAGAAGACCCGCAGAGGAGCAGCGACGTCACCTTTGATCGTCGGCAGCGCACGGAACAGGTTCAGCCCGTCGTTTGTCCACGAGTCGCTCCAGATTTCCGGCAGCCCGAGCGCGAACGGCTCAGCCAGGATCGAGAGCGTCACGCGCGTCAAGCCTGAGCCGACGTCGCGGATGTCGCCCTCAGCGATGGAGGAGCGGAACGTCCGGAAGAAGACCGGTTGGTCGAGAGGGTCGTCGCTCTCCCATTGCAGGATGTTCCGCGGCTTGTCCAACTGTCGGATGATCTTGTTCAGCGAGCTAGCGGCCTGCGAGGGAGAGCCGAACAGGAACAGAGGCACGCGCAGCGTCCGGTTGCCATAGGACTCCGACGCGACCCGGTCGCCGTCGCCCAGCATGTTCTCCGCGATGGAGCGTTTAAGCTCCGGCCAGCCAGGGTCGAAGCCGTCACCGTCTACCTGGATGGAGCCAGGCTGCTGCCAGGTCGCACCCGAGTTTAGGTCGAGCGAGACGACAGGCAGGCTCGAGATGTCGTTGACGAACCGGCAGGTGTATGCGCTCATGATCGCTTCCTTACGTTGGTCCTACGGCCAGCGTCGCCGGCACCCCTCCGAGTCCCTCTCTCACTCCCCCGCTCCACGGCGCTCTCCAGCTTGTCGGCCATGCGGTTGATGCCTCGCTCCAGCCGGTTGATCTCCTGTCGCAGTTCCCGCACATGGCTCTGATCGATGCGCCCCACCGAGCGAGAGAGCCTAGCCGCCTGCACTCCCCTCGCCGCGTAGAGTTGGTTGAACTGCCGGATCTCACGCCCGCTCATGTGTGCGAACTCCTGCGAGACGCCGTAGTTGCCGGCTGCCACCAGCTGGTTGTAGAGGCCGCGCGACAGCCCCTTCGCTCTCGCCTCCCGCAGCGCATTCCTCTGCCGGCGTGCATCGTTGGCCTGAGCCTGCAGCAGCGTCCGTGCCCCAGCAGCACCACCCTCAAACAGGTTCGAGTTGCCCAGGAACGGCTGCGCAGCGGTCCTGCCGAGTTCGCGACTCGAGGACCTGACATTCGCCAACTCAGTCAGCAGCCGGCGCCCCTCCGTGGCACGTTGCGACAGGTCCTTTCGCAACTCCTTCGCAGCCACCACCAGAGGGCTGTTCTTGCCGTGGGTCTCCTCCATCTTCTCGATGAGCTTCCCGAGCTTGTCCCACTGAGCGGAGGAGAAGACCGGCTCCGGCTTGCCGCTCTTGTTCAGCGCGAGGTCGCCAGGCCGCAGCCACCCACCCTCGTCGTGGATGCCCAGATGCATGTGGCGAGGGAACGACCCAACGGAGGTGGCTGAGCCTCCGACGCGGAAGCCGACGCCTCCTGCGCTCTCAAACGGCAGTCCTCCGATGTTGCCGGCGGTGTGGCCAGGGGAGCCGGTGAACCAGCCCGCGGAGAGCTTGCCGTAGCCCATTCCCCAGCCAGGCCACGGCATCGTGCCTGTCGACCCCATGCGCACATAGGGCTGCTGGCCCAGCGCTGCCCGCGTGACAGCCGAGACCGCTCCCGAGCAGTCATACCCGCGTGGGCCGACCCCACCCCAGATGTAAGGCTTCCCTACCTGCGCTCGCGCGAACTGCTGCCCTCGCACCAACTGAGCTGGCGTCAGGTTCCCCGCGAACCCCAGCATGCCTCCGATGGGAGCCTCCGTGAACGCCTTGCTCGCCTTCGCTGAGAGCTGCGCAGAGATGCCTGCAGCCACCGACTGGATTATCTGCTCCAGCGCGCCCGTAGCGGCCAGCACGCCGAGTTCGCGGGCAGAAGGGTTGATGTTGACAGCACCACCGTCTGCGAACGCTGGCAACTCCCCGATGCGCGGCAACTCCCCTCGCTTCGCTGCTCGCCGGAACGCCTCGACCACGCGATGCCCGCCAGCCTTCCGCACCTCCTCCGCGGTGACGACATGCTCGCCGTTGGAGAGCCTCGCAGCGATCGAGTCCGACGTCCCCGTGCCTGCTCCGTAGACCGGGCCACCCTCCCAGAAGTTCATGTCGCCCAGTTGCCTCTGCACCTTGCGAGCCTGCGCCGTGAGCTTGATGTTGACCGGCTCATCAGGGATGCCGGAGAGCGCGCGCGCAATGTCCGCCGCGGCCTGAGCAGCATCGCGGGCAGCCTTGCGTCCGTCGAAGTTGGCCTTCGTGTCCGTATGCTTCGGCACCTTGTCGAGCAGTTCGCGCCAGTTGCGGACATCTCCCTTGCTCTTAGGGAGGTTCGGGGTGTCGAACTTGGTCTTCCACTCGCTCGGAATCCGCAGTACCTCATCGACGTACTTGCGAGCCTCCTGCCGAGTCATGCCGAATGTGCGTGCGGCCTCGAACAGATCCTTCCTGCCCTGCTGCATCACCTTGAAGGAGCGCCGGCCAGACGCGTCGACCTCCTTCAACTTGTCGCTCCACGCGATCGTGCTGTCTGCGATGGAGTCGAGCGCAGCCTGATTGTCGCGGCCAGCCTTCGTGTGGATGTCCAGCGTCCTTTTGCCTCGCCGCAGCGTCTTGTCGGCCTCATCGAGCGTCTGCTGGTAATCGCGGGCACCCGCGCGGCCACCCAGGATCGCGGAGTTGAGTCCCTCGATGGCTTCCTGCAGTTGCTCGGCTGCAGTCTTCTGGTCCTCCAGCTCCTCCGTCATGCCAGCAACCTGAGGGGTCGCTCCCTTCGCTGCCAGCCCGAGATCCTGCTGCGCGTCCTTCGACTCCTTCAGGTTGACCTTCGCGCCTCCGAGAGCCTTGTTCTCCGACTGGATGGTGCGGATGAACTGCTCATGGTCGCCGGTCGCTGTCTCCTGCAGCCGAGCCCACGGCCCTAGCTCACCCTCATGCTCACGCACCTTGTCGATGAGTTGGTCCATCGCGTCGCCGCCGTAGAGGACGGCCCGCGCGACGTCTTCCATGTTCAGCCCAATGTCGCGGGCGAAGTCGTCCCAGCCCTTGTCCTGCAGGGTTGCGAGGATCTGGTCCAGAGTCTCCTGAGTCGCCTCGCCGCTGTCATCTGAGAGCGTCTCCTGCAGCCGGCGCACCGAGTCTCGAGCCTCCTGCGCTCCCGCAGCGAGCCCACCGATTGCGACGGTGCCGATAGCCAGGGCAACGCCCCACGGGCCAGTCAGGAAGGAGGCGAGCCCCTGCGCTGCCTTGCCGGTGCGCTGAATGTTCGTCGGCAGGTTGCCGGAGGAGAGGGCAGCGTTGAACGCAGCGATCTTCGGCACCGCGATGAGCATCGCTCCACCAACCAGTGCGATGACCCCAGCGAGCGCAGCCACCGGCCCGATGAGGCTCTTGACTGGTCCAGGTAGCCCAGTGAAGAAGTTGTTGACGGTCCCGAGCTGCCCAGCGAGGTCGCCCAGGACCGGCAGGAAGGTTTCTCCGATGGTGATGGCGGTGTCGTTGATCTGGTTGCGGGCCACCTGCAACTTAGACTCGGTCGTGTCGTAGCGCTTAGTGGCCTCTGCGATGAGCGCGCTGTTCTGCTGCCAGGCCGTGTTGCCGTCCCGGAGGCTCTTGCGGAGCAGGTCGCCACCCCCGACGAGCCGCAGCATCGCGTCGCGCTGCCGGATCTCAGTGATGCCCATGCCGTTCAGCGTGGTGATCACGGACCCGCCGCTAGCGTCGATGTTCTGCAGCCCAGAGACGACCTTGACGAACGCTGCAGCCGAGTCCCGGTTCCACAGGTCGGAGAACGTCTTCCGGGACATGCCGGCGACCTCCGACATCTTCGCCAGCATCGGGCCAGAGGCAGAGTCGACGTCTGCCTGAGCCTTCAGGAAGATGGTGGAGATGGAGGAGCCGCCAGCCTCAGCCTCGACGCCCAGCGAGGAGAGCGCGTTAGCGAAGGCGAGGACCTGAGCCTCGCTCAGCCCAATCTGGTTGCCGGCGCCAGCGATGCGCAGACCCATCGCCACGATCTCGGCTTCGGTGCTCGCTCCCTTGTTGCCCAGGTCGACAATGGTTGCGCCCAGCCGGTCGACGTCGTCGGCAGCGGTTCCCATGATATTCATGAACCGGGCGAGCGCAGTCGACGCCTCATCTGCCGACAGGTTCGTCGTCTCCCCCATGTCAATCATGACCTTGGTGAAGTCGACAATGTCGTCACGCTGGACGCCGAGCTGGCCAGCAGCCTCCGCGACCGCAGCGATCTCATGGTGGGAGGCCGGCAACGTCCGGGCCAGGTTCCTCAGCCCAGCCTCCAGTCCCTCCATCTGCTTCTGAGAGCCGTCGACGGTCTTCTCAACACCAGCCCAGTCACTCTCCCACTTGACCGCTGCTCGCGCAGAGAGAGCAGCACCAGTCAGTAGTGCTGTTCCCGCAATGACAGCGCCGCGGCCCATCCGGTCAAAGGCTGCGTTCCGAGCGTCGATGCGCCGAGTCGCCTCGTCGTTCATCTCCCGCTCAAGTTTCAGCATCTGGTCATCGAGAGACTTCAAGGTGCGCTCTGTGCGCAGCGTCGCGCGCTCAGCACGCCGCATGGCAGCCTCGTAGCGGTCGACCTTGCCGTCGACGCGCACTTCGAGGTTGGTGCTGTTAGAACCCAGCACAGAGCCTCCTCAGATCGTCTGGTGTTTCAGCGTTAGATGCCAGCCTCCGCTGTCGCTTGGTGGCCCAGCCTTGACGGCCTGAGCGATGAGCTCGCAGACGCGGCAGAACCTCCACTCGGGAACAACTGCGTTCGGGTGCCCTCCGAACTTGCGGTCCCACCTGCTCGGATGGACTCCGCACTCAGAGCACTCCTCACTCTCATAGTCAGCGAGAGCCCACTGTGCGTCGCGGTCGTCGGGGTCCCAGGCGAGGAACTCCGAGTGAGGCAGGTGGTGATCGCGTGCTGCCGCGACGGACGCGCGATACCCTGCGTCCTGCCTCAGTCGAAAGACAGCGACGCCCGGAACGACCGGACGTTACAGTCGAGCACGCGGGAGAGGATCTCTGCCTTCTCCGCTCGAGTCCAGCCCTCGATCTCCTCGCGCCACTGCTCAGCCGTCAGGTCGCTCTCCTGCGCGCAGTGCTCCAGCAACTCGAAGGGCAGAACGTCCTCGTTCCAGATCGGCTCCTCCTCGCCGGCTTTGCGCGCCTGCTCGCGCTGCTCATCCGTCGGAGGGTGCGCGTTGACGAGAGCGTCGAAGTTGTCCTCCCGCATGCCGACGAACCAGACGCGGAAGAAGCAGTCATCGACCCTCTGCTGCGCGGCCTCGACCTCACGCTGAGCTGCAGCGAGAGCCTCCACGATGTCGTCGCGCTTGCCCTCTCGCGCCTGCAGGAACTGGGCTGCCCTGACAGTGTTCTTCGCCAGCACCAGGTCCTCCGCAGCCTTCTGCGCGACCTCATGCTCGACCTGCGGGATGTCGTAGAACGTCTTCTTGGTGGTCCGCTTCTTCAGCGCCTCGCGCAGCCGCGGCTTGCGGGTATTGCTCATGGTAGGTCCTTCTGCAGTAGGGAGGTGACGGCTGCCACGATCGCGGTAGCCTCATCGGGTCCAAGATTGCCATCGACCCGCACGATAGCTCCGGTCCTGCCAGCCAGGACGCCCTGCTGAAAGCGCGGCCCAGTCTGCGTCAGCCCAGAGCGGATGTAGGTTTCAAACATGCGCGCAGACGACAAAAAGTGGCCTGTCGGGCTGCCTTGTTCGACAGCTCGACAGGCACACTCCAGCGAAGTCGCGCGGATCTGCGCGTCGGAGAGGTCGGCCATTGCTCAGGCTCCTCAGGGAGTAGGTGGGGGAGGGGAGGAGCCGGCCTACGCCGGGACGGTCTTGTTCTCGCCGTAGTCGCGGATGGTGAACGTCACCGTCAGTCGCGGAGCATCTTCCATGTCGCGCACCTTGCCGACCGCCGCGACCGTCACCTGGAAGTAGTCGGCCTTCCTGCCGGTGACGTCGCCGCCGTCGAGGATGCCGATGTAGGTGTTCTGGTCGCGACTGAGGACCGTCCGGATGTCGGTGCCGGCGATGTCGGCGTAGAAGGTGATCGAGGAGTCGTCAGCGGTCAGTCGGCCAGGGACGCGCTTCGTGAACCGGCCTCCCAGATCCGGGGTGTCGAGCTGGCCGCTCGTCACCTGGAAGCCGTTGATGCCGGCGACGTCGCCGGAGACGTCCGTGCCTGCGTTGATCTCGGCTCGAGTGGCGCCAGCGCTGAGAGACGCGATGGACGGGAGCACCAGGACCTTCGTGGTCCCAGGCTGGAAGTACCGCGTGGCTGCCGCGATAGCAGGTGCAACCATGTTCTAACCTCTTTCGGGTTCAGTGGGTGGCGTCAGGACTTGACGATCGTGGAGCGGTTCTTACCGTCCTTCTCCAGCGCGATGATCGCCTCGCGCTCGCTCTGCGGCACCTCCTCCAGGTGCGCGACGACCTCGCTCGCGCTGTGCGCGCTCGGGTCGTAGTCGGTGGCCCGAGCAGCCTCCTCCGGCGTCGGATCCACGATCTCCCAGCCAGGCAGGTACTTGACGCCTGCCCGCGGGCTCTCCCCGTAGGCGTCGAGCTCGGCGTTGTAGATGCGCACCAGCGCGGTGTCGTCGGAGCCATAGACCAGCGGCTCCTCCTCCGGCTGAGGAATGGTTGCCAGCTGCGGCTCCTGCTCGTCGGTCATGTGATGGTTCCTTTCGGGAGAGAGGCACGCACAGCGTCCTCCACCAGTTTGCGGACTCTAGGTCGCTCACGCTGAACGACTCGGAAGAAGAACGGGTGAGCCGGCTGCGCCACCCAGACGTCGCGGTTACCGAAGACAGGGTGCCGGAAGGTGCCCTCCCTGCCGAGGTTCTCCAGAGCGCGAGCGCCAGGAGCAGCCTTCTGGTCGACGTAGATGCGGATCCCTCCGGTCTTGCTTGCGAACGAGACGGACATCCGCACCGCCCGCGGGATCGTGTCGGAGAACCTCGCAGCCTCCTCGCGGATGCCGCTGCGCACATGCTCGCCGGCCTGCCGGAGCTTAGGTCGCAGTTCGCGCCGCAGATCGACGGGCACCTTCCCGAACTGCCGCGCCAGGAGACGAACGCTCGTGTAGTCGACCGGGTGCGCAGCCATTAGACCAGCGCCGACGCGACGAGAGAGAGTGCCACATAGCAGTTGGCGCCGCGGTCAGTAAAGAACGGATGCCAGGAGGCATTCGGACCCATCTCGAGCCGGTCCCAGCAGTCGGATCGGACCGGGTTCTTGTTGACGATGTCCTGGACGATGCCGAACAGTTCGCCGCAGCGGTTCACCGCCAGCCGCATGTCGCCGTCGCCGTTGAAGGAGCGGAGCAGCAGCGCGAACTCGGTCTGTTCGGTGTTAGCGTTGCCGAGCGCTGCCGCAGCGCCATAGGTGACCATCGCGCCAGGAGTGTCTGCGTCGGCAGGCACCAGCATGATGCCTTCCGGCTGCGGAGAGACCGGCTCCTCGCCGTAGAGCACCTGGACGTCGGTCTCTCCGAGTTCCTCCAGCCGGTCAGAGATCAGCGTCTGCATCGCGCCGAGGATGGCCGGCACGCGGGTCGGCAGTCCAGGCGTCACGAGAGGATCACCTGCACGTAGGGCTCGAGTAGTTCGCTCGCGCGGTTCGGCCAGAGGAAGCCGGCAGGGTAGGTCGACTCTGAGGAGCCAGGCGCCGGCTCACCGCGCATCGTCGGAGCAGTCGCCCAGCCGCGCTGCGTCTTCCACAGATGATCGAGCAGCACCTCAGTCGCGGTCTGCATCGGGTCAGGGATGACGGCGCGCCCAACAGTGTAGGTGATGGTGTGGCGTCCCTTCGGCCAGCAGCCACCCCAGGCGAGCCTCACAACGCCGCTCTCCGGCTCAACGTCGAGGTCTCCGGGCCCGTAGAGCACTGGGCTCGCCGGAGGAGCGCCAGCGACGCTGACGATGCTCAGGACGGGCGTATAGCGCAGCGCCAGGAGCTCAGTCGAGTAGCCACTGACCGTGATCTTCTCCGCGACCGTCTTGCGCAGCACCGGCCCGCAACGGTTCTCGATCATGCGGGAGGCCGTGGCTAGCGCTCGCCGCAGCTCCTCGTCGTCGCGGGTCCCAGTGATGTTGAGTGCGTCCTTCGCTCGCGCCAGCGAGATCAGGGCACCGATGTCTGCCGGCTGAACATCGAACGCGTCCGAGTAGCCCGTGCTCGGCGTCTGCGTGGTCCACCGCACCGCATGCCTGCCGACCTGCGTCGGCACGAAGTCGAAGGTGTAGTTGCCGGTCGACGGGTTGGCTGGAACCGGAGGAGGAGCGACCGTCGAGCCGTCCGGCTGCGTGATCGTCAGCGTGACGCTAGCCGCATTGACCAGCGCCCCAGACGCATCCTTGACCTGCAGCCCGAGCGGCACCACGTCGCCCAGATCGAACGACATGCTCAACCCCTCTCGATGTCGGTGTTCTCGCGGACGATGACCCTCACCGCGTCTCCTCGCTCGATGAGCTCCCGAGCCTCAGACGGCGTGACCTCTCGCACACACCCAGGCGTGCCGGCCTGCTCTCGGATGACGCGGATGAGGGTCATCGCGCTTCCCCTCCCCTCTCAGCGGTTCTCGTCGGAGTCCGGCTGCAGAGCCGGGTCCTCAGGGGTGCCTGCCTTCGAGTCGGTCGGGCTCGCGCCAGCCGGCTTGTTGGTCGTCTCGACCTCGCTGGTGTCCCGGAACAGACCCTCGACGGCAGCCTCCGCTGCGCTGTCCGCGGCTCCGACGGCCTCCTCGTGGGCAGCCTTCAGCTCCGCGATGGTCGGGTCCTCCTCCGTCTCCTCCGCGGTCGCCGGGTAGGGCTGCCGGAGCTCGGTGTCCCGCACGGAGACGGCCTGCTGCCGGAACTGCTCCTTCGTGGCCTCCAGCGTGAGGTCCTTGTCCCCGATGAACTCGGGGTCGTACTGGTCGGGCGTCCCGTCCGCGCGCAGGCTGAGCATCTGCACCCGGTCGTGGTCGCGCGTCCTCTCGACAGCGGTGTTGCTGCCGGCCTGCTTCTCGTCCGCCATGACGGCGATCCCTTCTGTTGATGTCCGCTTGCCATGCTAGAGCGGAGGAGCACCCCAGCTCGTGGTCTGGGATGCTCCCCCGCGACTCAGGTCGCGCTGTTCTGGTACAGCGTGTAGGCCGCGGTGTTCTGCACCGTGGCGTCCGTCCGCTGGAAGCCGACGAAGCCGACCTGCAGGAAGTCGGCGTAGCGCTCCTCCAGCCGCAGCAGCAGGAAGTCGGCCACGTCGCGAATGACGTAGCCCTCCTCAAAGTCCCCGAACGCGATGCTCTTCGCGTTCGCAGCCGGCGCCGGCATGTCGTTGTTGAGCTTGATGCCGTAGCCGAGCAGGGAGTCGGGAGTGCCGACCTGCAGGGAGGGCTCCCAGAGCGGCCTGTTCTGCGCGTCGACCAGCTTCCGCACCTGCTTGCGGACGCTCTGCGAAAACATCCACTGCAGGTTGGGCGAGCCCAGGTACGCCGGGTCCAGCGTGTCGAGGACGTCGACCATGCTGGTGTAGGGGATGGAGGTCGTGTTGCCGACTGCGCCAGTGACGCCGACGACGCCTCCCGTCACCAGCCCGAGCGGCTGCGACGTCCCAGTCCCGGTCGTGAAGTGCTGGTTCTGGATACGCCCGATGCGCAGCGCCAGCGTCCGAGCCAGCCAACCCTCCAGGTCGAAAAACGTGTCCTGCAGGAGCTGGTAGCTCACCCGGATGAGCTTGCTCGTGTAGACGTAGGCGCCGAGCTGCGCCTGCCCGAAGGTCACGTCCTGCTCGGTGACCTGCGTGTTCTCCGCGAGGATCGCGCCGACGTTCGCGGTGTCATCCACCGTCGGCCAGGGCAGCGTCGCTCCGGTCTCGGTGTTGATGACCATCGCCACGTCGCGGACTGCGGTGATCTGCTTCATGCGCTCCACGATGCGAGCGCGGAACGCCGGAGGGACGGTGTAGCCGCCCGCGGCCTGCGTGCCGACGCCGGCTGCGCGGCCCTCACCCGCGGCGAGCTGGTAGCCCTTCTCCAGCACGTCGCGGTCTTCGGTGTCCATGCGGGCGAAGCCGCGCGACATCCAGCGCGAGAATGCACGCTGGTACTGCCGGGTGCCGGCAGCGCCCCACTGCTCGCGCTCCTCGTCGGAGACGTTGTCCTCCTCGCGCCGGCGCTCCTCCGTACGGTTCGGCAGGACGGAGCGGTCGACCTTCTCCATCTCAGCCTTGCGCGCCTCGTGCGCCTCTGTGAGCGCCACCTGGTCGCCCAGCTGGTCGAGCTCCTCCTCTGCGCGGTCGTACTTCTGACGCTCCTCCGCGGTCATGGCGCGGCCTTCGGCGTTCGCTGCGTCGAAGATCTCGGTCATCTGCGACCAGATGTTGGCCCGCTTCTCGCGGAGTTCCTTTGCGGTCGGCATGCTTGGTTCCTTTCGGTGTGAGCAGCAGGCTCAGTGGTTGACAGGTGGGTGTAGGGGAAGATGCTCGCGGACAGCGAGCAGCCGGTGACGAGCGACGAAGAGCTCGTGGGCGTTGCGGTCTCGAGGACGCTCCTCCGAGCGCGGGTCGTAGCCGCGGTGCCTCAGCACCACCGCAGCGGCCTCCTCCTCGCGCATGCCACCGTCGGTGCCCTCGTAGGCAGGGTAGGTGACGAGCGCGACGTCGTAGAGGTGCTCAGCGGTGAGCAGCGTCCGCGTCTCCTCGCCGGTCTCCGGGTCCTCTGCCCACTTCTCCTCCGCTACGGTGAACGCGAAGGACATCTGGTTGACGTCGCCGCGGGAAACGCGCAGCGCCCACATGCGCGCCTCATCGTCGCGGGCATCCCAGCGAGCGTCCGCGACCAACCCGGTCTTGTCGGTGCTGAGCGTCATGGTGTTGCCGTTGCGAGCGAGCAGCCGGTTCGGGTCGTGGTTGACCAGGAACTTCGCGTCGTCGTTCAACACGTTGCGGAAGAATCCGGGGTCGATCTCCTCGAAGAAGCCCCACCGCTTCGGGCCAATCCAGGTCCTCTGGTTGAAGACCGCGGCATGGCCCGAGTAGTGCAGCTCCTCGCCGTCGCCGTCCTTGCGCGTCTCGATGCTGGCCTCCGCAGCCACCAGCCGGCGCTCCATCGTCGGCAGAGCTGAGCGTCTGGTCATGTCGTCGGTGCTCCTTCCTGCTCCTCGTCAAACTCTCCCAACTTGCCCATGTTCAGCGGCCTGTAGCGGACGTCGCCACCCTCAACTGGAGGCTGCTCCTCATAGGCACGGATCTCGTTCGTGCTGAGCGCGCCGATCTCCCACATGGTCTTGTAGAACGCCGCTCTCGCCGCCGCGTCGCCTCGCAGCAACCCCTCCAGGTTGTAGCGGGCGTAGACAGTGTCGGGCGAGAACAGGCGACTGATGCGCTGCTCGAAGCGGGTCAGCCAGCCAGGCTGCAGCGTCCACTTGACGAACCCGAGACTCTGCTGCTCGATGCCGGTCCCCCAGCTGGTCGACCGTTCCATGTCCATCAGCATGTGCGGAGGGATGCCGTAGAGCCTCGCCACCTCCGCAATCTGGAAGCGCCGGCTCTCGATGAACTGCGCGTCCTCAGGAGGGATCGTGAGTTGCTGGAACTTCGCTCCACGATCCAGCACGACAGCCTCGTGAGCCTTGTCGAGCCCAGCAGCCTTCGCCTTCCAGCGGTCCTTCAATGCGTCGGCCTGCTCCTGCGTCAACCGCTGCTCCGTCTGCAGGATGCCGGAGGCCAGAGAGCCGGAGCCGAACAGCCGCGCCCCATACTCCTCCGCAGCCAGCGACAGTCCGATGCCTTCTCGTGCCGCGCGGATCGGAGAGACCCCACAGACGCCGTCGTAGCCGATGCCAGGGATGTGCAGGATGGTCTCGTCAGTGTGTTTGCGGTACTCACCGTCAGAGGTCAGGTCTCCCTCCAGTTGGTAGACCTTCTCATGCTGCGAGGTCCGTCCAGCCTTGACGGTGCTCGGATGCAGTGGCCAGAGCTCCGAGACCTCGTTCGCCTCGTTGCGGAGGATCCGATGGTAGGAGTTTCCCCACAGCAGGCAGTAGACCATCGCGAGCTCCCAGAGCTCAAACGGCGTCATGTCCGGGTGAGGCTTGTCCAGCAGCCGCGTAGCAGCCGAACGGGCCCCAGCCGGCACCCGCAGCCCTCCCTGCATCCTGTAGGCGTGCAGAGGCAGCGCCCCAACCGTGCCGGAGAGGAGAGCGACCGCGCGCCAGACAGCCGGCATCCCCATCGCCGTCTTCTCCGTCACCCGGACGCCGCTCGAGACCCGCGGCCCAGCCAGCCAGTCCAGAATCGTCGCGCTCGTCAGCGGCACCGTCGGGTTCTCGAAGGTCGCCGCGCGGCTCTCTCGCCGCAACAGTCCCATCTCAGCTCCTCGTCGGTCGGTTCGGAATCCAGATCAGCAGGCCACCCAAAAGCGCCAGCGGCAGCGGCCACCACGCCTTCCAGAGCACGAAGGCAATGAGAGCCAGCCCGAGCAGCTCGCAGGCGATCCCTCCCAACCGGCGCCAGCGGTCAGCCACGGCTGATGCAGTCCACCGCGTCGAGAGGCACGCCCCAGAGTTTCACCTTTGCGGCTGCCTTGACCTCTTTGCCCAGGAACTCGATGAACCTGCCCTTCTGGTGCGCGAGCAGGAAGTCCTCGAAGGTGTCGGCGTGGCTCTCGGTCTCCAGCAGCGTTCCGCCGCGGAGCCTGAGCTGAAAGACCGATTTCGTTGCCACTATCTCCCCAATCCTCTTGCGCAAGTTGCTTGCGCTCTGCCATGCTGTACCCCCGCAGGCTCCCTCCGCCCGAACCAGCCCGCTAGGACGGAGGCCGCTGCAGCGGAGCAGAGAGCGGAGCAGAGAGCGGGCCCCAGAGCCCTCCCGAGCGTCCCCCGACCGGGAGGGCTCTGGCAGTCCCTCAGAAGATCGAGAAGCCTCCCTGCATCTCCTCCCACCACCACGCTGCGCGAGCATGCGCCATGATGCCAGCCACAGCGCCGTCAATCTTCCGCTGAGGCGCCGACGGATCCTTGTGGATGCGAGTCCCTCGCTGGTCGCTCTTGACCACCGCGTTCGCAAAGTGGCGAGCCAGCCGCGGGTCCCCATCCTGCCGGCACTGCCGGTTGATGATTGCCTCATACATCCGTTGCGTCGCTGGCACCATGCGCAGCGCGCTCTGCGGGAACTCCTCGACCGGCAGCCCCTTGTCCTCGAGTACCTGATAGGAGCGAGCCCACCGAGCTGGGTCGCAGGCAATCTCCAGGACATGCCACTGCTCGCAGGCCAGCAGGATGCGGTCCTCAACCTCGATGATCGGGACCCGCCAGCGGCCATGATCGTCAGCCGGCTTCTCCCACATCTGCACGACGAACAGCTTCGGATGCTGCTCCACCGTGCAGCCGATGAGCGCAGTCGAGTCATTGTTAAACGAGCCGTCGAAGCCCAGCACCACGTCGACGTCGAGCGGAGGCCAGCCGTCGTCGCGGATGTTCTCCCAAGCGTTGAACGGCAGCCACGCCTCCTCCGCAGAGGTCCACTGGTTCAGGAAATAGCGCCGGAACGTGTTCTCGGTCTTGCGCTTCAACTGGTCGATGTAGAACGCGACCTGCTGAATGACGCCATAGCTCGGGTTGCATGCCTCCACGAACGCCATGTCGCGGTAGTCGCAGCCAGCCGGCGCCGAATACCACCAGAACAGGTAAGAGTCGTCCTCGATCTCCCCCGCTGCCAGCCGGCAGCCATACTCATACTGCTGGTAGCAGATCGTCTCCCGGTCGAAGCCGGCAGTCGTGAGCTGCAGCACCATCGGCTGCTCCCGAGCGCCAGTGCCGTTTGTCAGCACGTCCCAGAGCTTCTGCCCTTTCGGTCCAGTCCACTCATGCAACTCATCGCAGATGATGACGAACCACGACGGGCCATCGTTCGTCCCCACCGCAGCCGAGAGCCGGCGCAACTTCGCGCCAGGGATCGACGGGACCAGAATCTCCTTCTCGTACCGCTCGGTGATCGGGTTCAGCGTCGGACTCATGTCTGCGCAGCGCTTAGCCGCACCGAAGACGAGATCGGCCTGCTCGTCGGAGCCAGCTGCGACCCCCACCAGAGGAGAGGGCTCCCCATCGCCAATCAGGAAGTAGAGCGCCAGCCAGGCCGCAAGCTCCGTCTTCCCGTTCTTCTTCGGCACCCCGAGCAGGCTCCACCGGATCTTCCGCAGCCTCGAGACCGGGTCGATCTCAAACAGCGCCAGGAGGTAGCGTTTCTGCCAGCGGAGCAGCCGAGCAGGCTTACCGATCCAGCGGCCCTGCGTATAGACGCAGTGCGTCTCAATCCAGCGGATGACATAGTGGCCGCGGCTCTCACGCCTCGACCCAGTCCGCCTCCAGGACGTCGTCAGGCTCGCCGTCGCCAACTCGCTCAGGGTCGGAGCCTCCGCGGTCGTCATCGTCCTCCCCTGCAGCCATCCGGTTCAGCTCCGCAGCAGTCAGCCTCGCCTGCCCAATCTGGATGCCCAGATTCGCCTGAGCCTTCGGAGTCAACCCCAGCCGGTCCTCCAACGCCCGAATGTCCTTCTCAAGCGCCTGCACCGTGCTCATCGCAGGGTTCACCACCGGCTGCTTCATGCTCCCATCGACCATCGGCTGCTTCTTGTAGAGCCGCAGAGCCCTCGCCTGCGCATCCCGCAACTCAAACAGCCGGTAGAGCGCCGGCACATGATGCCGAGCCAACACCTTCGCGACGTCGGCCTCCCAGAAGTCCGCCCACTGATCACGCGTCGCCTTCAACCAACCAGGCGTCGGCCTGTGCTCCATCTCCACTGCCGGCTGCCCACCACTAATGCTGTGCACCGTCGCGAGCTCGCGGCCAGGCTTGTTGTCCTGCCGAGTCCCCTCAGGCTTCCGATTAGCGACCATGGCTGCGCGCCTCCTCTCGCCTCCACTTTGCCCAGCGAGCCTGATGGTAGCGCGGCAGATAGATCAACCGCCGTCCAGGACCGCGCTCCACGCAGCCAGCACCCGGAGCAGCCCCACACTCAGGGCACCCTACGTCACGAGCATTGTGGCGCCGCTGCTCAGCCACGCTCAACCCCGTCCCAGGCATACGCCGAGCAGCGGCAGCACGAACAACCACCCGTCGCGCCCAGCCGGCCATAGTGGCTAGACCTCTCATGCCCACAAGTGCAAACGTCGGCAGCATACCGCTCCCGCATCGCAGCAACCTCAGCGTCCCGCACGAGGAAGCACCTCCTCCGGCCACGGCTCCGGCTCAGCCTCCAGCTGCACAAACCGCTCCACCTGCTGCAGCTCCCGCGTCACCGGATCTGCGAGCGCCCGCCCCTCCTCATCCATCACGAACGACAAGAAGCGAACCCGACGACTCACGCAATGCCTCGCGATGAACCCAGGCACCACCACATGCCTCGCATTGATCCCATGCCGAGCCAGCCACGCGCACATAGCAACCCGAACCCGATCCTGCGGCATCTGATCGACGCAGAAAATCTCAGGATCCGCCCACCAAACCCAGCCAACCCTCATCGCAGCCTCATCCCTACTCCGCACAGATAGGTTACGCATCGCGCAGCACCCAACCAACCAGCACCACCGCCGTAACCGCCGCGCACCCAGCGCCAGCGAGCAGCAGGCTAACCAACCAATCCAGCTCCGACAGCAACAACAGGTTCACCGTAACCAGCGCAACGCCCCACAGATAGCCAAACCCCAGCGCAACCCAAAACGGCCAGCCAGCCCAGAAACGAAACGCCCAAATGCGCGCAAAAAAGTTCTGGA